AAAATTGATAAATCAGTAATTGTATCTTCCAATTACATGGTTCAAGTAGTTAAAGAATTATCTAAACCTAAACCAAGTTTTAATGAAATACGTCAAATTATTGCAAACGCAAATGTCCAAGATTATGAGGAACTTTATCGTTTCTTGTATGATAATTCTTCTCAATACGCAGCAGGCAGTGAAGGAATGGTGGCAATCTATGTAAACGAATATTCATACCAAGCTAACTTCCGCATTGATAAAGAAATTAATTGTATGGCATTAATTGCTAGATTAGTTGAATTAAAATGAAATATTTTTTAAAATATACATTATCGTGGGTTTCAAGTAACTTATCAGTACCGTTTTGGACTGTAGGTCATATTCATTTAATGACGTCTATATACGCGGATATAGACGAATTATTAATGTCATTGGGTATGAATATTGTAGTTGCAGCTGGATTTATCCACGATTTTATAGAATATAAACGCGAAAAAACAAATAAATAATATGAATCAAAAACCACAAATGAATGTCAACATTGACATTAAAAACACTCAACCAATTACTTCACCTGAGGGCAATCAAGTATTTCAAGAAGGTGTAATCTTACGTAAAGTATCTCGTTTTGTAACAGGTACCCAAGAAGACGGAATCATTCCAGTTCCAGTATTTTTTGATGTACAAACTGGAAAAGTATTAGTAGAATTATTGCCTAAAGAATTACGAGCTGAATTCGAAGATGACGCTGTTTGATTGGCTTAATGAGTTAACCTTTAATAAAAGGGACTGGTCAACTTTTTCGGAAGATCAGCGGGAATCGTTCAATTCTTACATGGTACATAGATATGTATCGATGTATATAGGTTATGTAGAAATAGCCAATGTTGCACAAAAACTCCCACTTGCTGAAAAAGAAAAAATATATAACATCTATAAAACCATGCTCCCAAAGAAAAAAATGTTCCTTAAGTATGTAAAGAACCAAAACAAAAAACCATACGACGATTTATTAAAATACGTATCTGATTACTATCACTGTAGTCTTGGAGAAGCAGAACATTATATTGATATTATACGAGAAGCTGGTGTAAGAGGTATTCTTTGGGAAATGGGAATTCAAGAAAAAGAAGCAGATAAATTAATTAAAAAAGCAAAGTTATGAGAAATCTTTTATTAGATGCAGTTTACAAACATGCCGAAGGTCATGTTGCAAAACATAGAGCCAACGTTGAAGTTTATCTTCACCAACCAGTTGGAATTGGAGAACATTCTGATATTATAGAAGCAATTGAAATCGAATTAGAAGCAATTGCTAAGTATCAAGATCAAATTGAAATTTTAAATCATTATTTCCCAAGAGAAAAACAAACAATTTTATAAGTTATGATTACTGAAAATCAAGGTTACGATCCTACAGGAGCTAGTAAAGCTATTTCGGATTTTGAACAAACATATCCAACATTAGCTGAAGCATTTAAAGAAAACCAACAAGAACAATACGAGTTGTTTGCTCGTAAAATGATGGATTATGGTTTAGCAAATATTTCTCTCGGTACTACACTTGAGGAATCTGATGATATACAACTTTCATTGACTGGAATTTGGTTGCGTTGTAATGACAAAATAAATCGTTTGAAAAACATGCTAAAACGCAAAGGTCGTAATTACGTTCAAGACGAACCAATGATTGATAGTTTTATAGATATTGCTAATTATGGAATTATTGCTCAATTAGTAATGAAAGGTAAATGGAAAAAATAATATTATGCATAATGTAGCTTATCAAAACGCAGAAAGATTTTACCACAATTATTGTGAAAGTAATATCGAAAACAAAAAAATCTTAGATATAGGTTCTTATGATATCAATGGATCTCTTAAACCAATATTTGAAAAAGGTCAATATATTGGAATGGATATGAGTGAGGGTCCTAATGTTGATATAGTAGCTTCTGCTCATGATATACCTTTTAAAGATAATTATTTTGATGTTGTTTTATCTTCATCTTGTTTTGAACATGATGATATGTTTTGGGTAAGTTTTCTAGAAATGTGTAGAGTACTTAAACCTGGAGGATTTATGTATATCAATGCCCCATCTATAGGTCCATACCATGGATACCCAGGAGATAATTGGAGATTTTATATCGATAGTTGGAAAGCTTTAGAAAAGTGGGCTTTAAAAAATAATATTAATATAAAATTAGTAGAAAATTATATAGATAATTTTACTGAGAAAATTCCAAATCACGATGTTTGGGATGATTCTATAGGTATTTACACAAAAAATTAATTCATGAAAAACCCAATTCAGTTATTCAAAGTTCACATGGCTCCTACAGCAGCCGATGAAGTTGCTAAAGTTTTAAATAGTGGTTATATAGGACAAGGCCCTAAAGTTGAAGAATTTGAAAATCAACTTAAAGAATATCTAAACCATGACTATGTCCAAACTATCAACTCAGGTACTTCGGCTTTACATTTAGCTCTTCATTTACTAAAAAAACCTAATGATAAATGGCCTGGAATAGTAGAAGGGGATGAAGTATTAGCTACAGCTATGACTTGTACGGCTTCAAATTTTCCAATTTTAGCTAATGGATTAAAAATTAAGTGGGTAGATATAGATCCTACTACACTTAATATGGATTTAGATGATTTAGCTCGTAAAATTACTCCAAAAACTAAAGCTATTATTTTAGTACATTGGGGTGGTTATCCAAATGATTTAAATAAAATCAAACAAATCCAATCCCAAGCCGAAGAACTCCATGGATTCAAACCAGCTGTAATTGAAGATGGAGCTCATTCTTTTGGTTCAAAATATATGGGAAAATATATAGGAAATCATGGTAATTTAACTATGTATTCTTTACAAGCTATCAAACATATTACTTCTATTGATGGTGGTTTATTACTTAGTCCTCATCAAGAATTACATAGGAGAGGTAAATTAATTCGTTGGTATGGAATTGATAGAGAAGGAAATAGAAAAGATTTTAGATGTGAAGCTGATATTGAAGAATGGGGATTTAAATTTCACATGAATGATGTATGTGCTACTGTAGGTATTGAAAATCTAAAACATGCTAATGAACTTATTCAAAAACATAAAGACAACGCTGCTTACTATGATAAACATCTTCAAAATACACCTGGAGTAACTTTATTAAAACGTGAACCTGGATTTGAATCTGCATTTTGGATTTATTCAATGTTGGTAGAAAATCGTGATGGTTTTTATAAACATATGAAAGACTGTGGGATTGTAGTTTCTCAAGTTCATGAACGAAACGATAAACATACAGCTGTTAAAGAATTTAGAACTCCTCTACCTACATTAGATAAAACTATTGGTAAAATAGTTTCAATTCCTGTAGGTTGGTGGATTACTCCTGAAGAAAGAAAATATATAGTAGATTGTATTAAAAAAGGATGGTAATATTAAGACCTTTAAAAAAAGAAGATTTACCATTCTTGTTAGAAATAAGAAACGATAATTCTACTAGAATTAATTTAGAAAACGATTCTGTTTTTACATTAGAAGAATGTGAAAAATGGTTTGGGAATTTAAAATCTCCTTGGTATATTATTGAAATAAATGAATATAAAGTAGGATATTTTAGAACTAATGAAAATGAAATAGGTTGCGATATTCATCCTAACCACAGAAGAAAAGGATATGCTAAAACAGCTTATGAAATTTATCTTAAAAACAAAAAATATGCTAGTTTATGGGTATTTAATGATAATTTTGCTAAACAATTATATCTAAATCTAGGTTTTAAACCCACAGGAGATATAAAAATTATTAGAGAACGTCCTTATATTAAAATGGAATATTTTGGCTAAAAAGAAAAAAATACCCCAAATTCTTAAACAGATTAAGAACCAACCTTTAAGGGAAATGAATTATGCTTTTGAAAAAGCAATCTCATATAGTCAATTCTCAGTATTTCAATCATGTCCTCGTAAATGGTCTCTACAGTATAGAGACGGTTTTTATACGTCTGAACAATCGATCTACATGACTTTTGGAACGGCGTTGCATGAAGCTATACAGCATTATATAACAACTATATATGAACAAAGTGGCGCGGCAGCTGATCGAATTGACCTAAAAGAATATTTTGAAGAACGTTTCCGAGAAACTTATTTGAAGGATTATAAATCTAATAAAAATACCCACTTTAGTAATTCAGTTGAAATGAATGAATTTTTTGAAGATGGAATTGAAATATTAAATTTTATTAAGAAAAAACGAGGTGGTTATTTTGGAAAACGAGGTTGGCATTTAGTAGGATGTGAAGTACCTCTTATGGTAACTCCAAATTCCAAATACCCTAATATTTTATATAAAGGATACTTAGATGTTGTTTTATACAATGAAACTTTAAATAAGTTTAAAATTTTAGATATTAAAACATCTACTAGAGGTTGGGGTGATAAAGAAAAAAAAGATGAAACTAAACAATTTCAACTTGTTCTTTATAAAAAATACTACAGTCAACAATTTAATATTCCTGAAGATAATATTGATGTTGAATTTTTTATTGTAAAACGTAAAGTTTGGGAAAATAGTGATTTCCCAATATCACGAATCCAAGAATTCAGACCAGCTGCAGGTAAAGTAAAATTAAATAAAGCTACTAATGCAATTAATAGTTTTATAGAAGAAGTATTCAACATAGATGGTTCTCATAATTCTAAAGAATATCTACCTAATCCTTCAGCTCATAACTGTAAATTTTGTCCCTTTAAAGACAACAAAGAACTTTGTAATAAAGGATTATGAAAGAAATTGTATTAATATCAGCATACACCCCAGATGTTGAAAGACAAGATAATTTAAGAGATTTAATTAAATCCTTAAAAAAATTTAATTATAGAGTATGTTTAATTACTCATACTTCTACTCCTCAAGATATTATTGATAAATGTGATTATTTTATCTTTGATAAAGAAAATGAAATTTTATATGATCCCAATATGAAATATCATTACTATTTTTATTTAAATGATTTGTCCATAAGATTTAAAGATTATATTTCTATGGCTACTCATATGATTCCTGTTTTTAGAATGTATTTAGGAGGTTTGTCTTATTTAAAATCAATGGGAGAAGAAATTATTCATATGATAGAATATGATACTATTGTAAAAAATAGAAATATATGGGATCGTAACTTAGAAATTCTTAAAGAAAAAGATGCTGTATTTTACTCATTTCCTAGATTTTATGAAAATGATAAATTAAAATGTGTATATAGTTTTCAAAGTTTAAATGTAAAAAATATTCCACATAAATTTTTAAATTTTAATAAATCTGAATTAATTAATCAATATAGTCAATATGTTAATGAAGAAAAAGTTCCTATATTTGAAAGAATGATTTTTGATAATATGTGGAGTAAATTAAATTTTCATTTAGAAAAATTATCTTCTGAAGAGGATTTAGAAGAATCTTTCACCACTAATATTATCAGAGTCGGTACTACCTCAGATACCCCACCAGTAGAAAAAACTAATATAAATTATTATAATAATAAATTTCACTTTTTTCATCATAATGATTCTTCTAGTTCAAACAATTTTTTGGTTATAATAAATAAAGATAAAATTTTAAATTTTGAAATTCAACCTACTTATTGGAATTGGATTCCCTTAGATTATGATGAAATTTACCATATTCAAATTTTTAAAAATAATGTTTTATTAAAAGAATTAGATTTAACAACTAAAGAAGGAAGAGATTGGGTTTTTAAACATTCTTATGCTAATATTTTACATTCTCAAGAATCCTAATATATTTATATACAACAATTAATAATAAAAGCTATGAATAAAAAAGATATGACATTAACTTCTGTCAAAGTACAGAGTGAGTTATTCGAAGATTTCAAAATTGCTTGTGTGAAATACAAATTTTCTCTACAAAAGCTTGCTGACCGTACAATTCATTTGTATCTTACCGATGAAGATTTTAGAAAAAAAGTACATAATCACACAAATTTAGAAATCACAGAATAAAAATTAAATTAAAAAAGTTACATGAATAATAGTTTTGAATATCTGCCTTTAGAGCAGCGTAAAAAAATTCTACTAATATGCGATGATATTAGAGTTCATTCCGGAGTAGCAACAGTAGGACGAGAAGTAGTAATTCATACAGCACACCACTTCAATTGGGTAAACATTGCTGGTTCCATTCAACACCCTGAAGTTGGAAAACGTTTAGATTTATCAGCCGATACTAATAAAACAGCAGGTATCCAAGATTCTTCAGTAATCCTATATCCAGCTAATGATTATGGAGGACCTGATATGCTCCGCCAATTAATTAAAACAGAAAAACCAGATGCTATAATGTTGATTACTGATCCACGTTATTTTGTTTGGTTGTTCTCAATAGAAAATGAAATTCGTAAAAATATCCCTATTACTTATTTAAATATTTGGGATGATTATCCGGCACCACACTATAATAAAGCATTTTATGAAGCTTGTGATTTGTTAATGGGAATTTCAAAACAAACAGTAAATATTAATAAATTAGTATTAAGAGATAAAGCTGATAGTAAAATTTTACGTTATATTCCTCATGGATTAAATGAAAATTTATTTTATCCTATTGATAAAAATCATGAACAATGGGAAAATCTCCAACAATTTAAAAAAGGATATTTTAACGGTAAAGAATATGAATTTGCAGTTTTCTTTAATTCAAGAAATATCCGCCGTAAGCAAATCCCAGACACAATGTTAGCTTACAAATATTTTGTTGATCAACTTCCTATTGAACAAGCTAAAAAATGTGTATTAGTACTCCATACTGAGTTAGTAAGTGATCACGGAACAGATCTACCAGCAGTACAAGAATTACTATTAAATGATGAACAATATAATGTTGTTTATACAAATAAAATTCTTAACGCAATGGAAATGAATTTACTTTATAATAGCACAGATTGTCAAATCCTTTTAACATCCAATGAAGGTTGGGGGTTAAGTTTAACTGAAGCTATTTTAGTAGGTAATCCGATTATTGCTAATGTAACAGGAGGTATGCAAGACCAAATGGGATTTGAAGATGAAAACGGAGAATGGTTTACCCCATCACCAGAAATTCCTTCAAACCATACAGGAAAATATAAAAAATGTGGTAAATGGGCCTTCCCAGTATTTCCAAGTAACCGTTCACTTCAAGGTTCACCTCAAACTCCTTATATTTGGGATGATAGATGTCGCCCTGAAGATGCTGCTGAACAAATTATGAATATTTATTCTTTGAGTAAAGAAGAACGTAAAAATAGAGGTTTAGCAGGTAGAGAATGGGCTATAAACACAGCTGGATTTACTGGAGAAAAACAAGGTAAAAGAATTATTGAAGCATTTGATACATTATTTGAAACTTGGAAACCAAGAGAAAAATTTGAATTTATTAATGCTAATGAAGTAGAAGATAGAATTGTAAACCACGAATTGTTATATTAATATGAAACCGTTATTTGTAATAAGTTCCCCTTTTGACACCTATAGTGGCTATGGTGCTCGTTCAAGAGATTTAATTAAAGCCATTATTGAAACTAATAAATACGAAGTAAAGCTTTTATCTCAAAGATGGGGTGCTACACCTTTTGGATTCTGTGAAGACAACCCAGAATGGAAATTTTTATTAGATTTAATATTACCTCATAATCAACTTCCTAAACAACCTGAAATTTGGGCTCAAGTAACTATCCCAAGTGAATTTCAACCAGTTGGAAAATATAATATCGGATTCACAGCTGGTATTGAAACAACAATATGCCCAGCTGAATGGGTTGAAGGGATGAACAGAATGAACCTTAATATTGTATCCTCAGAACATTCTAAAAAAGTATTTATTGAAACTCAATTCGAGAAAAGAAATAAACAAACAAATGCTCTGGAAGGTCATGTAAAACTAGAAAAACCAGTTGAAGTATTATTCGAAGGAGTTGATATTAAAACATATTTTCAAGATGACAGACCATGTTTAATTGATTTTAACATTCCTGAAAAATTTGCTTATTTATTTGTAGGACATTGGATTACTGGAGATGTAGGTGAGGATAGAAAAAATGTTGGTTTATTAATAAAAGCGTTTTATGAAGTTTTTAAAAACAAACAAAATAAACCTGCTTTAATTTTAAAAACCTCCCAAGTAGGATCATCATATGCTGATAGAGAAGAAATTCTTAAAAAAATCAAACAAATCCGAAAATCAGTAAATTCAAAAAACTTACCTAATGTTTATTTGCTCCACGGTGAATTTACAGATGAAGAAATGAATTCACTTTATAACCATTCTAAGGTAAAAGCAATGGTTAGTTTAACTAAAGGTGAAGGTTTTGGTCGTCCATTACTTGAATTTACTCTAAGTAAAAAACCATTAATTACTACAGGTTGGTCAGGACATATGGATTTTCTTAATCCTGAATTTACTAGTTTGATTGGAGGTCAGTTAACTAATGTACACCCAAGTGCTGCTAATCAATGGTTACTTCAAGAATCACAGTGGTTTTCTCCTGACCATGGTCAAATAGGACATTATCTTAAAGACGTATTTGAAAATTATAAAAATTATACTGATAAAGCAAAACGTCAAGCTTACAAAAGTAAAACAGAGTTTAGTTGGGATAAAATGAAAGAAAAATTAGATGGAATTTTAACTAATAATCTTCCTTTAATCCCGCTTGAAGTAAAACTTAAATTCCCTAAATTAAATAAAATTGAATTACCTAAAAAAGAATTAACAAATGGATAATCTAATAAATTGCTCTCGTTGTGGTTCAGATGCATGTTATGTAGAAGAAGTGAACCAGGATATTAAAACATATTTTTGTTATGGATGTGGTTTTCAAACTAATTCATTACTAAAAATAGGAGAAAATTTTTATGAAGAACAAGTAGGTATTTTACCTGAACTTTATAAAGATTTAATGGTTGAAGACGAAGAAGGAAAAATCTGGATGCCAACAACTATAAATCTTCCACAACAAGGTATGATTTTTGCTAACGGACCTTCTAGTAATGAATGGACCTGGTCCGCTGTAAAAGCAGTACCTGTACTTGAAGAAGAAAAAGAAAAATATCCTATTCCTAATAAAGAAGGAGAATTTTATGAATGGAGAATGGATATGAGTACTATGAAAAATTTTACTGAACGTGATTTTATAGAAGCTCTTTCGTATATTGGATTATTACCTGAATAAAAAAATTATTATGAAAATAAGTTATGGATTAACCGTGTGTAATGAACACGAAGAATTACAAAATTTAATTGAATATTTGATTAAAAGAATTGATGGAGAAGATGAAATTATAGTAGTCTATGATCAAAATAGAGTAACTCCTGAAGTATTACAAGTAATAGAAGATTATAAAGAAGAAGCAACTGCTTATCCTTTTAATTTTCAACAAAATTTTCTTGAAAATAAAAACTTCATGAACAGTAAATGCACAGGAGAATTTATTTTTCAATTAGATGCAGATGAATTACCACATGAGTTTTTATTAGCTAATTTAAAAGGTTTGTTAGAAACAAATGATATTGAACTTTTAATTACACCCCGAAAAAATTTAGTTGAAGGACTAACTCAAGATCAAATTCAAAAATGGGGATGGAATGTAAATGAACAAGGTTGGGTTAATTGGCCTGATGCTCAAAAACGTATTTACAAAAATACCCCCAATATTCAGTGGAAAGGACACCAAATACACGGAATGGTAGAAGGATATAAAACCTATGCTATTGCTCCTTTACAAGAACAGTTTTGTATTATACATAATAAAAAATCTCAACGCCAAGAAGAACAAAATACCCGTTACGAAAAAATTGAAAAAGGTGAACTATGAAAATAGCTTTATGTCTCTCAGGACAACCTAGAACTTTTGAAGAATGTTTTTCTTATTTAGAAGAAAATATTATAAAAAATAATCCTCAATTTGAGTTTGATTTATTTGGTTATTTTAATTCTTCAACTCCTATTCCTTATCTTAATAATTATCCTTTTAAAACATTAGTTGTTGAACCTGATGTAGAATGTCCTAATATGACATATCAAGATAATAAATATACTATTAATTATCCATCAAGAGCAAGACCTACATTTTTCCAAATGTGGGGAATGCAACAAGTAAATAAATTAAGACAAAAATATGAATTAGAAAATAATTTTGAATATGATTTTATAGCCAAAGTAAGACCTGATTTTAAATTTTTGAGTGAAGTAGATTTTTCTAATTTAGAAAAAAATAAAATTTATATTCCTGTTGAAAATGATCATTTTGGATATAATGATAGATTTGCTGTTGGAGATGGAAAAATAATGAATTATTATATGGATAGAGTAGATTTTTATTTAACTCAACATCCTGAGATACCTAATTATACTACTCATACTGAATCAAATTTAAAAATATGGTTAGATTTAAATAAAATTGAAATTAATAGAATTCCGTTTTCATACTGTACATGTAGAGTAAATGAAGATGTAGAATATGTTTTTATATAAAAAATAAATAAAATGAATAGAAAATATTTACCAACATTTAGTGAACTTATTGATCGTTTATCAATTGTTCAACTCAAAGAAGTTTTTATTTCAGAACATAAAGATGAATATGCTCAAGAAATAGCTGATATTATTTATGATATTCAAGCTCATATTGATGAAAATAAATCTGAAATAACAGCAGAAACAATTCGTGCTATAGTTGTTTTATCACAAATGAATCTTCATATATGGCACAATGAATCTAATTACCGTAAGGGTATTAAAGACGGTAATAACCTGGAATTAACACATGGTTTAAATGGTATTCGTAATGTTGCTAAAAACCGTATTCAAGAAATAGTAGGTGGTCGTAAAGATTATAAAATTGATTGTTTAGCGGCTGAATTTAAAGATTGGGAAATTAGTTGGTAATATGAGTAAAATATTAGTTATAGGAGAATCATGTAACGATATTTATAGTTACTGCAAAACATCCAGATTAGCTCCTGAAGCACCTGTTCCTGTAATTCAACCTCTTAGTAAAATAAGTGTTGGGGGAATGGCAATGAATGTTTATGAAAATGTTAAATCCTTAGGAACAGAAGTTAATATATTTACTAATCCTAATTGGAAAGATATTACTAAACATAGGTTTATAGACGATAGAACCAATCAGATGTTTTTGAGAGTTGATTCTAACGATCAAGACTATGGTAGAATAGATTTAAATAATCTGAATCTAGACCAATATAAAGCTATTATTATTTCTGATTATGATAAAGGTTATTTAACTGAAAAAGATATAGAGTTTATATGTAAGAATCACAATAATGTTTTTTTAGATACTAAAAAGATTTTAGGTAGTTGGGCTGAATATGCTAAATTTATTAAAATTAATAATTATGAATATGAAGCTTCTAAGAAATACATAAATAATTCTCTAGATAAATCTCTAATAATAACATTAGGAGCCCAAGGTTGTCAATACCAAAATCAAATCTACCCAGTTCAAGAAGTTGATGTAAAAGATACTTGTGGTGCTGGAGATACATTTATAGCTGCTTTAGTTTGCCATTTTATTATTTCTAATGATGTTGAGGAATCAATAAAATTTGCTAATAAATGTTCAACTCAAGTTATTCAAAAAAGAGGAACAAGTAAAACTACACTAAAAATACAATAATGAAAAAAGTTTTAATAACAGGAGGAGCAGGTTATTTGGGCTCCGTTTTAACAGAAGTCCTAATAAATAAAGGATATCAAGTAACAGTTTTAGATAATTTAATTTATAAACAAACCTCAGTAACCCCTTTTAGTTATCATAAAAATTTTAATTTTATTTTAGGAGATGTAACTGATAATTCTACTTTAAAACCATTAGTAGAATCACATGATGTTATTATTCCATTAGCAGCTATTGTAGGTATGCCTGCGTGTAAAGCTCAACCTGAGTTAACAGTTAAAATAAACTATGAGCAGGTAAAAAATATTACTAAATGGGTTACTAAAGATCAAATGGTAATGATTCCTAACACTAATAGCCAATATGGATCATCTACAGAAATTATTACTGAGGATTCACCTTTTAAACCTCTTTCACTTTACGCTGAAACTAAATGTAATGCTGAAAAAGCAGTATTAGATTCAGGTAATGGAATTGCTTTAAGATTAGCTACAGTATTTGGTACATCTTATAGAATGCGAACCGATTTATTAGTAAATGATTTTGTGTATAAAGCAATCAATGATGGTTATTTAGTATTATTTGAATCTCATTTTATCCGCAATTATATTCATATTAGAGACATTGCTAATACATTCGTATTCATGATTGAAAATTACGAAAAATGTAATAATAACGCATTTAATGTTGGTTTAACATCAGCAAATTGTACCAAATTAGAATTAGCTCAAACAATACAAAAATATATTCCTGATTTAGTAATTGTTGAGAATAATTTTAAGCAAGATTTTGATCAAAGAAATTATATGGTTTCTAATGCTAAGTTGGAATCTCAAGGATGGGTACCTACATTTACGTTAGAAGATGGAATTCAAGAATTAATCAAAGGATATCAACTAATTAAAAAATTTAAAGACAAAGATTTTACTAATTTATAATTATGGATTTAACTAATAAAAAAATACTTGTTACTGGAGGTAGGGGATTTGTAGGTTCCAATCTAGTAAATGAATTAAAAAACAGAGGATTAAATTATTATGCTCCTACTAAGGATGAATATGATTTAAGAAAAGAAGACCATGTAAAACGTCTATTTGAAGAATACAAACCAAATATTGTTTTACACGTTGCCGGAAAAGTAGGAGGAATTGCAGCTAATAAAGCTAAACCAGGTGATTTCTTTTATGATAACATCATGATGGGTACTTTAGTTACTCATTATGCTTATTTAAATGGAGTAGAAAAACTAGTTTCATTAGCAGCAGGTTGTGGTTATCCAAAAATTATTCCTGTACCTTTTACTGAAGAAGATTTTTGGAAAGATCTCCCAGATGAAAATTCTATTGGTTATTCAATGGCCAAAAAGAATTTGATAATTCAATCCTGGACTTATAGAGATCAATTTGGATTTGATTCAACTGTATTACTTCCTGCTAACTTATATGGTCCTCATGATAATTTTAATTTAGAAACATCTCATGTTGTTCCCGCTTTAATTAGAAAATTTTTAGAAGCTAAAGAAAACAATTCACCTACAGTTACTGTTTGGGGAGATGGATCAGCATCAAGAGAATTTTTATATGTTGATGATACTGTTAAAGCAATTATTGATGCTGTTAACTGTGAAGAAAGTGGCCC